AACCTGGACACGTTGGTAAAAGATGTTGGTTTCGGGGCTAAACAACAAATTACTTACACAAGTAAAATGGATGTCACATCAATTTTTAATCAAGTGGCAGAACGAGATCTCGGTCGTAAACCAACAGAGAAAGAATTGAATCGTTTCTTCGATGCCTACCATTCTTTGGAATCTAAAGCAACCACAAAAGATCAAGCACCTAGTGTTGGAGCTGCAGCAGAATCTCAATTGAGACAAACAAACAAGGGTGAAGTTAAAGCAACTACTTTTTCTGGTTACGCCCAAGCATTTCAAGATATGTTGCGAGGAGCATAATGGCACAAACACCTGAACAAATAGCTAAAGCTAAAGCGGCCAAAGCCAAAGCTGACGCAGCCAAAATTAAAGCGGATGCCGCTGCTAAGGCCAAAGCCAAAGCGGATGCCGCTGCAAAGAAAAAGAAACTTTCGCTTGATGAGAATGTCCGGCAAAACTATTCAGAGTTTTCTTATCTTCTTGATGACCCAACGTTATTTGGGCCAGAGATTGCGGCACTTCTTCGTGAAGCCACAGATAAAGAATGGACTATCGACCGTTTCAAAGGTGCTGTATCAGCAACTCCTTATTGGCAGAACACTGTTCAAGCAGCTAAAAGATATGATGCTGCTCCCGATGCAGACAAAAAACAAGCTATCGACGCTGTAAAACTCGCAGTTAATGACATTACAGATCTTGCAGGTATACCACAGGCAGAAATAGATTCGTTTCTTACCGGTATGGCAAGAAGCAATGTCCAGGGCGATGCTCTTAAAAAGATGGTTTACTCTTTTGCGTTTACTAAAGGCAAAGCCTTAAAAGCTGATCAAGCTGCTTTAGCAACTAAAGACGCGGCAGACATTAAGTCAACAATTAAATCATATGGTGGCACGGCAACTGATGCCGACGTTGAAAATTATTTGACCGGTGGCAAAAAACCAGCTGATGTTGCAATGATTTACAAAGAAAAACTTAAAGGCCAATATCCCCATTTGGCTTCTCAACTTGATGCCAATTTGACTTTCGATGACATCACAAAAGATTACAAAACCATAGCTGCCAATGTCCTTGAAACAACGTCTGAAAATATTGATTTCATGAAACCTGAATTCATGGATTCAATTGCTAAACGAGATGACAAAGGGAATACCCGTCAAATGTCGCTTGGTGAATGGACCCAGGCGTTGAAGACAGACACGCGATATGGATATGCCAAAACAACTGGAGCTAAACAAGAAGCCAGGGCGATGGTTGCCAGTATTGCTAAAGCGTTTGGTAAGGTTCGCTGATGGCTGACGAAGACGCAATTCAAATCATTAGAAATGGTTTAACTAGGTACGGCCTCGGGGCTTTAGCTGACCAGGTTTGGGCATTGAAAGGTACCGGTGTTTTATCTGACCGACCTACACCAGATGAAATTGGTGATGCCCTTAAGGACACTAAGGAATTCAAAGAACGTTTTCCGGCTAATGCCGAACGTGTAAAGAGAGGGTTACCGGAATTGAATGTCACTGATTACATTGACATGGAACAAGGGTATTTTGATGTTATGGCTGGATCGGGTCTTCCCCCAGAGTTCTATGACAAACCAGAAGATTTTACTAACTTCATCTCTTTCAACACGTCAGCTGCTGAAGTAAAAGATCGTGTAACTAAAGGGTTTTCATTGGTCAAGAACGCCAACCCTGAAGTAGTACGACAAATGAAAGAACTTTACAACGTTGATGATGCCGGCCTTGCCGCCTATTTCCTTGACCCAACTAAGGGCAAAGACATCATTTTGAAGCAAGCGACATCAGCCACTATCTCAGCTGAAGCCAAGAGACAATCTGGCATCCAGTTAACTGCTGCCGAATCAGAAGGACTAGTTGCCGAGGGTATTGATGCAGCTGATGCACAAAAAGGTTTTGGGACTATCGCTAGTCAACAAGAGCTTCTCGGTACAAACCTTCAAGGCGAAACTGCGATCACTCAGGCTGAACAAATCTCTGGCACACTCGGAACTAACGAAGCTGCTAAGCAACGTATTGAGTCACGCAAGCGTCAACGTCAATCACAATTCACCGGTGGTGGCGGTTTCAATGTTGCACAAACTGGTGTAATGGGATTAGGCACAGCTGGTTAGTTGCATTTGCAACAACTTCCTGTATATAGTTAGTCCGATCCCGATGGGAGGAACCAACTAGTCGCCCCCCGAACTAGTTGCGTACATATGGGGAGACAAACAACTAAGCAGCCACCACAACCCTCCAGTGTGGTGTGGGCTAAAGGAGAGTACCAATATGTCCGAATTCACTGACTTCTCTGATTCAGAAGAAGAGATCCAAGAAACCCGCAATCCGTTGCGGACCCGGATCAAAACTCTTGAAGAAGAAATCAAGTCTCTGCGACAGAATGCTGTCGAAGCCGAACAAGCAAAGCGTGAAATGGCCTTTATGAAAGCCGGTATTGATACCGGTGACGTAGCGGCCAAATACTTTGTGAAAGGTTACGACGGAGAACTGACAGTTGACGCGATTAAACAAGCAGCGGCTGAAGCACGGTTGTTGTCCCCAAATGTACCTGTAGAAACTCTCTCTGAGCAGCAAGCTTGGAATAGAACTAATCAGGTTGCCGCCGGGGCAAGTTCTGCTAACGAGATCCCTGATCTCCAGGCACGACTAGATGCCGCTTCGTCCGAGGCTGAGATTTTGGCGATTTTGTCTGAGGTACAAAACTAAAACCCTCTATCCCCCAAAGGAAAATCAATCATGCCTTATACACAGGTTTCATCCCTATCCCTCAACCAGACAGCATTCGAGAAGTTGGCGTATTTCGCTCTTCGTCCTGAAATGTACTTCGACCAGTTCGCTGAAGTTGAAGCAACAAATGCAACTAACCCAGGTGCAACCCACACGTTCACCATCTTCCAAGACCTCGCTGTAGCCGATTCGGAAATCAGCGAAGTCACTGACGTAACCCCTGTTGCTTTGAGCAACAGCCAGGTTTCAGTCACAATGAAAGAATACGGAAACGCAGTCGTTACGACCGCCAAGCTTCGTGCCACTTCATTTATCAACGTTGACCCAGTAGCAGCTAACGCTGTTGGTTACAACGCCGGTATCTCAATTGACACCGTTTGCCGTGCAGTCCTTCAGGCTGGAGACAACGTTCTCTACGCAACAGGTGGTGCAGTAGACCCAACAAGCCGTACAACAATCAACGCTGATGACACTTTGTCAGCCAATGATGTTCGTCGTGCCGTTGCACAACTACGTGGAGCAAACGTACCAACCATCGGTGGTTCGTATGTTGGTTTCATCCATCCAGACGTTTCCTACGACTTCCGTAGCGCAACTGACGCATCCGCATGGCGTACCCCTGCTAACTACGTAAATCCTGAGGGCATTTACAACGGTGAAATCGGTATGTTCGAAGGTGTCCGCTTTATGGAGTCGCCACGTGCGCCAAAGTTTGCAGACGCATCAAACAACTCGGGTGCATCAGGAACTATTGATGCTTACGGAACGCTGATCATGGGCCGTCAGGCTCTTGCTAAGGCTGTTTCTAACAACGGTGAGTACGGTTCACAACCAACTATGGTTTACGGAACAGTTACTGACGTGTTGAAGCGTCATCAGCCAGTCGGCTGGAAGCACTTCGTTGGTTACGGAATCTTCCGTCAGGAAGCACTCCGTCGTATCGAATCAGCTTCAAGCATTGGTTCAAACGCCTAATAATTCCCGACAAGGAATTTATGGTGAAAGCCCCCCACTTCGGTGGGGGGCTTTTGCTATTCTCTAGACATGGCTACGTTCTCTCCACCGACTGACGATTTTGTTTCTTGGTCGGATGCACAAACAACAGGGATCCTTACTTATCTACGACCGGGACCTCGAGGACGCAATGTCTTCAAATTGTCTGCTGGTGTTTACACAGAAAACCAACCAGCTAATACTTTTGAGGCCGAGAAGACTTACCACGGTGGACACATCCACCAGTTGACAGCAGCAGAAGAAGCAGATCTCCGAGCTGCCGGATATGGGGCTTACATTGAAGCATAGGGAAACACATCCTGGTTTGGATGTTGAGGGTTGTTTTGGATGTCGAGTAGCAGGAGTGCAGGTTGGGTCTAACTCAACTACAACTCGCGGATCTAAAGTTGCTGACATTAACCAGCGCGAAAAAAACTGGAACAAAGATATGCCGGCGTATAAGCGTTTGCGGGCTAATGGGTTGCAGCCTAAAACTATTGATGGTTGTGCAGCGGTTGAACAGTTAGCTACTTCTAAACATCAAATTGAAGGCACTCCCGCTCCGTTGTGAACTTTCAATCTTGGAAGGGTTTCGATGATCCTAAGCTGGGATATGGTTCCATGCTTAAAGGGTTTAAGGATTCACTGCCTAAGTCTGTGACATTGGACGAACACGCTTCTGTGAGTGTTCATATGCAGGTTCCGTATGCTTGCAAGGGTTGGTTTGAAGGTCAGCATCGGGTTTTGTTTTCTATGTGGGAAACAGATACGTTGCCAGCTAATTTCCGTAGATGGTTGCCGCATTTTGATCAGATCATTGTTCCTTGCGAACATAATGTTGAACTCTTTGGCCGGTTCCATAATGATGTTTCTTACTGCCCGTTGGGTGTTGACCATAAGTTTTGGAAACCGATTCCTAAACCTGATGGGGTGTTTCGTTTCCAAGGTGGAGGGTCACTTTGGCATCGCAAAGGGATGGATGTTTTGGTTAAAGCTTTCAACGCTTTGAATCTGCCTGATGCTGAACTGCATATCAAAGCCGCCCCTCATGCTCAGGATGTTCCTACCCGGAATCTTGGTGACAAGGTATTTCTTAACCGCGTGTGGATGAGTCCTATTGAGCAACGTGACTGGTACAACAAGGCTGATTGTTTTGTGGCTCCTGCCCGTGGCGAAGGTTTTGGCTTAATGCCGTTGCAGGCTATTGCCAGCGGTATCCCCACAATCGTGTCAGACAGCACAGGACAAGCCCAGTTCGCTCATTTAGCCTTCGGGGTGGTTCCATGCGGTAAATCCAAAGCGGAGACTACAGGGCTGTGGGATGAACCCAACCAGAAGATACTGGAAGAACTGATGATGGAGGCATACCGCAACCGGGACTCCATCAAACAAGTGGCTCTAGACCGGATCCCTGAAACTAAGATTTTTTCGTGGGATAACGCCACACGAAAACTACTGTCCCTGATCCCTGAAGGAACTATTCTCGACAACCCAGAATTTGTTAGACCTGA